TCGCCAATGGGTAGGCCCACCAAGGCGGAAGCGGCCAAGCGTCTCCAGGAGATGCGCTCGCTCGATCCCTGCCGTCGCTTCATGGAAGAATTGGCAACGACGACTCAGCAGGAAATCCTCAAGGACTCCACTCTCAATCGGCTGGTCACCACGGCCAATCAGGGCGGTAAAACGACCGTCGCTGTTGCTGAATGCGCGGCCATGCTCCGTGGGATCCATATCCACAAGCCCTGGTTTGGCCCCGTCTCCATCCTGGTCATCGTTCCATCACGCACCCAGGCTGCCGGTATCTGGGGTAAGCGCCTGATGACTGCCTCTGACATCCAGCACAAGGTGGGGGATGTCTCACTTGCTGGCCGTCCGCTCATTCCCAAGTCAGAAATCCAGCACATCTCCTGGAATTACAGCCCTCAGGGTAAATTCCCCGGTAAGTTGGTCCTAAAAAACGAATCCGAACTCCTCATTATGCTCTCAGCGGATCCCCACGCCTGGGAACGCATCCAGGGCTTCCCGTTCGATGAAGTGTTTCAAGACGAAGCAGTCGGGAATGAAAGCCTGGGCGTTGAAATCACCCTGCGTCTCTCCAAGGCGCGTACCACCAGGGCCCGTGAAAATCGTTCATGGGGCGGAAGTCGCACTTGGGTAGCAACCGCAACCCTCGTCAACGATGAATTTGAGGAGTTTAAGCGCCGTTGCGATCAGAATCTTCCCGATCACCGGGTGTTCTGGATCCATCCCTCCGAAAACCCCGCCGTTTCCATGGATGTGCGCAATGCGATGCGTAATTCCATGTCGGATGAGGAGGCTGCAATCCGCCTCGATGGCACCGCCGGGGCAACCCATGACCTCCTGATCTTCCGCAACCAATGGAGCCGCGAGCGCCACGTCATTCCCGCTGAAGAGTATCACCCTAAGCAGAATATCTGGTGCGCCTGGGATCCGGGGTGGGATCACCCATACGGCCTCGTCTTCGCCGTCCAGGATCAGTTCCACCCGAACCGTCTCCGGGTTGTCCAGTGCTACCGCGACCGCAAGAAAACCCTGGATTACGTCGCCAATCAAATTGCCATGTGGCTCAATGGGCGCTGGCTTGAAGGGCTTGTCTTTGACCCCGCCTCCCTCAAGACCGAGCACAGCCGCGGCGAATCACTTGCCTATCAGATGGAAGAACTCCTGCGCCGTATGGAGGTGAAGTCCATGCGCGGCGTTATGATGGGCCGCAATCGCTATGAGGACACCCTGCCCCTAATGCAGCGTTACCTGGACCCCGATCCGGTGGATAAGACCCGCGATCCCCTCCTGGTCATTGACACACCGGACGAGAAGAATGGTACCGGCATGCTGGTGGAGCAGTTGGCCAAGTACCGGCGCAAGATCGAACAAAAGGGTGCATCCCTACGCGGTCACAACATCTACCGCCAAGACGACGATCTCGTTGACCCGGTGCGCTACCTCATTAGCCGGCAACCCGCCTGGGCTGACCGGGAGCCGAATACCCAGCGCTCCGTCCGACTTTCCCAAGGCCCCGGCAAGCCCCGCCATCCCGAAAAACCAGATCCTTTCCGCCTCACCGACGACATGGACCCAGAGCAGCGCCTCCATGTCATACGGCTACGCGAGTCAGCAAATCGCTCAATGTTTGAGCAGAACGGCATGAGGAGTCTACCTACAGTGCCGCTAGGGTGGTAATTTTCAATCGTTTGTTGTGTTTTTATACGATGATGTATAGAAATACGACATGTCACTAGACGCCGTTGGTACTGGCAACACAATTACGCCATCTAGCGGGTCGCTGACTTCCGGACGGATTCCGATTGCCACGGGCTTACTGACTCTTGGCGATACCTTTCTGGGCAGCACGGTATCCGGCAATGTTCTTACCTTTACCGGCACTCTCACTGCGCTTCGCACGGTGACATTTCAGGATGCGACCGGAACCGTTCCGCTTCTAGAAGTCGGCAGCACATACACCGGGGCCAATACATTTCAAAACTCCAGTGGCGTCACTACGCGCCAGGCGGCGACCCAAGACGGCGTTGCGCTCGTGGGTCGCGCTGGTGGAACGTCGTCATTCACCACGACTATTACGCCGACGACGCTTACCTCATCGCGAACCCTGACCGCTCCCGATGCGTCCGGTACTATTGCGCTGACTTCGCAAATTCCCAACGCATTTGGTTGGAATTGCACGCTCCAAGAGTTTTCCAATCCGCTCACGCAAATCGGCGGATACACCTGGGCATCAAATACACTTCCAAGTTCAGCAAACTGGCAGGCAATCGCACATGGTAACGGCACCTTTGTAGCCGTTGCGTATAATTCTACCTCAGCCGCATCTTCGACCAATGGGACTAGCTGGACCTCCAGAACGATGCCAAGTGTATCGCCATGGATCTCTATTGCCTATGGTAACGGCATATTTTTAGCAATTGCCCAAAATGGGGTAGTGGCAAAAAGCACAAATGGCGGAGCAACCTGGACCACTCAGGCGCTCCCAGCTTCGTCTACGTGGGCGTCTGTAACTTTTGGCAACGGTGTATTTGTCGCAGTAGCCGCATCATCAACCCTATCCGCTACATCTCCAGACGGCGTCACCTGGACATCAGGCACCCTGCCAAGTTCAAGCGTATGGAGCGCTGTTACGTATGGTAACGGCATTTTTCTTGTAGTCGGCACTACGTCCAATGGTGCAACTTCATCTGATGGATTAATCTGGACAGCTCGCACGCTTCCTGGCTCCCTCAGTTTATCATCGGTTGTTTACGGCAATGGAACCTTCGTAGCTGTTGCCACCGGAGCCACAAATACCGTTATTTATTCAGCGAACGGAATTAATTGGTCATCAAGCACTTTGCCAAGTTCAAGGGACTGGCAGGCAATAGCATTCGGAAATGGTGTTTTTGTAGCCATAGCTTCGACATCTGGTACTTTTGCCGCATCGTCTCCAGACGGCGTCACCTGGACTGCACGCACACTTATTGGAACAAACAACTGGCAAGCTATAGCCTGCGGCAATGGAGTATTCGCGGCAATCGCTACCTCAACCAGCAATGCAGCAAATTCTTCAGGCGGCTCCATCACCCTCTCCGGTGACTTCACCGCCCCCCGCACCTATACTGCACAAGACGTCACCGGCACCATTCCACTTATCGAAGTCCAACCATGCGCCAGCTTCCAAAACAAGCTGATAAATCCGCGTTTTGATATTTGGCAGCGAGGGACGAGTTTTGCAGCCTTTGCCACCAATACCTACCACGCTGATCGGTGGACGCAAAACTTCGACGGAACCGGCGTAGCAACTATCAGCCGTCAGGCTCACACGTTGGCGGCTATCCCAACCGAGCCCGAGTACTTCCTGCGCTATCAGGTGACGAGTGCCGGGGCAGGCGGTACGTTTAGGACTCTCATTCAAGCCATTGAATCAGTGCGAACCTTGGCGGGCAAGCGTGTACAAGTCACTTTTTGGGCAAAGGCCGACGCGGCTCGCAATGTCCTGCCGCAGCTTGCACAGGTTTTCGGCACTGGCGGCACTCCATCTGGAGCCGTGACCACAAGCGGAACAACCTGCGCACTGACGACATCGTGGCAGCAATTCACTCAGACCATCACCCTTCCATCGATCAGCGGGAAAACGGTCGGCACAAACCGCGACGACTACCTGGCGCTCCTGCTGAATCTGCCTCTCAACACCACGTGCACGATCGACTTTTCAGAAGTAGAAGTCAAAGAAGTTGCCGCTTCAGGTCAGGTCAATACGCCGATGGAGATTCGTCCACCGCAGGTCGAGCTGGCATTATGCAAAAGGTATTACCGCAGAATTAATAGTTCCGACGGACTTTTCCAGACATTCGGATACGGCCTTGCCGCAACTACTGCCATTGTGGATGTGCTGATTCCGCCAGATGTCGAAATGCGTGCAAGCCCTACTTTGAGCTTCTCAGCCCTTGCTGATTTTAACGTCAGCGATTCGAGCACGATTACGGCTGTCACCAGCATTAGTTTCAGCGGGACACAAGCAGGCCGACAATTGCAACAAGTGCAAATGAGCACTGGCGGCGGACTTACTCAATTTCGCTCGATGCGACTTGAAGCGGCAAATCGTCTAACGGCTTGGCTGGCATTCTCGGCGGAATTATGATTTATACCGATTACACAAATTCTATCCGTCGTGAATCCGATAAGGCAAGCATTCCCAAAGATCCTGCCAACCGCGATTATCAAGAGGCATTGAAAAGCGGCACAATCAATCCAGCTTCAGCGGTCGATCCAATTCCAGTTAAACGCGCCGCGTTTGTCGCATCCATTCAACGTCTCCTCGACAGTGCCGCCCAGGCTCGTGGTTACGATGACATTTCGACCGCCGTCACCTACGCCGACGAATCCGCCGTATTGAAATTCCAGACCGAGGGCCGCGCCTTCCGCGCTTGGCGCTCGTTGGTCTGGGCTGCGGCGTATCAGGTACTCGATGACGTTTTGAGCGGTCGTCGAACTGAGCCGACCATTGAATCACTCCTTAAAGAACTTCCACAGGTACAACTACCGTGACTAAGCCCAGCCTCACCCCCGGCGCTCTTCCAGCCCTCACTGAAGACACGCGGGTCAAAACCAACATAAAGACCATCATTGGCATAGGCAGCACGCTTATTGGCGCAGTTATCTGGTGCACAAATGTACATAACAATCTGAGCGATTTGCGTGACTCAAAAGAAAAGCAGGCCGCAAAAATGGAAGAGATGTCGGCCCGTCTCGCTAATATGGAAATCACCATCAATCGCATCGATGTCAGGACAGCCAGGGAAAGCAGATCCAGCTTCATAGAAGCTTACTCCATGGATGTGAAGAAATGAATGATGCACAAAAGCCGCCATTTCGCGAGTTGGTTATTGCCAGCATTGGCGTTATTCTGCTTGCTGTGCTCTTGTGCGGATGCGCGCCCCGCATCGAACCTGGGCCTGGGGAGTTGCGCCCCGAAGTGGCCACCTGGGGCATCAGTGAATGGCTCGCCGGAATCGCCGGTCTTGCCGCCATCGGGTGCTTCGTCGTCTTTGCCTTCCTCCGAGAATACGCAGCCGCCGCCACTGCCAGCCTTGGCTGCGTCGGCCTGGCAGCATGCTTCCTCGTACTGCCAACCATTGTTGCCGCCACCAAATGGGCCTTTATTGCCAGCTTGGTGCTTGCCGTTGGTGGCATCGGTTATCTGGCTTTGTCGCGTGTCCATAATCCAGACGCGCCGCTTCCGAAATTCCTGAGTCGCTTGAAACGCGGCAAAACGAATGTCGCACCATCAAAGCCAGGGCTCTGACGTGCTGGCCGATTTAATCCGGAGCGTGTCGCGCCCTGGCGATCCCCATATCGCTATCGCCCGCCAGATGGCCCGTGATGCAGCAGGAGCCGGTCGAGACGGTACAGCCGTCATCCTACGTAAGCGCAAGGCTCAGGAAGCCACAACCATCATCATTGCCAAAAAATTAGACGACTAGCGCATTAAAAGAAATTATTTGTTGATTTTTTAAACGAACTTGGTAGTCATACGTCTAAGAAAGCAACGCCATGACCGCTTCCGAAGCTATCTCTGAACTCCAGCGCATCGGGCGTGCTTTCTCGGCCCTGGCGTCGTTGGAGCAGATCGTCGAAGTGGCCGCCACCGCTGAATCCCGACAGAAGGCCGTCGTGGCTGAGTTTGCCACCTCCCGCAAAGCGGTAGAGGACGCAAACGCCGCCGCCGCCAAAGCGGTTGCCGACGCCACTGCGCGGGCGGCGGAGATCGTCAAGGGCGCGGACGACCACGCTGCCGCAGTCCAATCCGAGGTGGCGGCCCTCAAGGCCAAGCACGCCGACGAGATCAAGAAGGCCAAGGACAAGCTGGAAGACATCAAGGAAGCCACCGATACCGCCGTTAAGACCTACGAGTCGAAGAACGCAGCGGCGGAGAAGAAGCTGGCCGACACCGAAGCCGCCATTGTCGTGGCGGAGAAGAAGCTCGCCGACATCAACGCGGCCATCGCCGCCATTGCAGGGCGCTAACCCATGACTCGCCCTACATTCCCGTGGGCTGGTTTACCATACGAAAAGACTGAGCTATGCAGGTGACTATCCAAGACCGTCCAGCCACGCCGCCTACTCGGGAAGAATTACAAATAGCGCTGAATCGCTATCAGAAGCGCATTCCAGCACAGCAGCAGCGAGTGATTGCGGCTCGCGCTGCCTCCGTCGCTGCAAAATCGGCTTTAGAGCAAGCCCTGGCCGAAGAGGCAGACGCAGAGACAGCGCAGCAGCGGCTATCCGCCTATATTGCCGAACTCACTGCAATTCTGGAGGCTTGACCCATGGCACTGCAAGGCACCACCAACCACGCGCTTGAAGATCGGGTATTCGATTCCGGCCTGTCAATCCTCGACACCGAAGTGGACAAGATCGTGCTGTGCTCGGCCAGCCCGACGACCTACACCGAGGCAAACACCACCTACAAACTCGCGGAAAAAACCAGCTACGCTATCGGATCGCCAGCAAACCGCTCCGGCGGCGGGCGCGAGGTGACCGCCCCGGCGGTGAGCGGCGGCACGATCACAAGCGCCGGCACCGCCACCCACGCTGCCTACGTCGACACGGTCAACACGCGCCTGCTGGCTGTGCGCCAGCTGTCGTCCAGCGTGGCCTTGGCCAGCCCCGGCACGAACACATGGTCTTGCTCATCGCATAAGATGGGCATCCCAGCGCCAACCTAATCAGCTACAGGAGGCCGCATGTCCACCTACAGCACACTCGCCGCAGAGCTTGCTGACCCCGACTACAGTGGCCTCACCAACCAGCAGGCGCTTGAGGCCCTGCTGGCTCCGATCCCGATCAGGATCAACCCCGAGGTCAAGGCCCTGCGCCGGTATCTAATCACGACCGGCAAGATCGGTCTGATGAAAATTGCCGCAGAGGGGACCGATAGCGCGGCTGCCGTGTGCCGGACGGCCTTTGAGGCGCTTGCGCCGGGTGGATTCGAAACTCTCGAATACACCTCGCCCGACGTGTACGCAGCGCTGACTGCAATGCTCGATGTCGTCGTCGCGGCGGGACTCCTGAGCCAAGCCGACAAGACTGCGATCCTTGCGCTCGGGGACTCGACCACTACTAGGGCAGCGCAGATCGGCTGGCCCCAAATCACCGTCTACGACGTGGCCCACGCCAGGAGCCTCTAATGCCAATCGATCGCACTGCCGGAACGGTAGCAATCTCCAGCCAATCGGTGTCTGCCGGCTCGTCGGTGCAGTCGTCGAGTGTGACGATGCTAGACACCAACTTCGCGGCCACGGTCTATGGTCGTATCACCAACGGCGCAACCGGACCGACGATCCCGATGCGCGTCGCCCTGGAGGTAACGCCAGATGGCGGAACGACCTGGATCGACACGGGACTTGGGTTCTCTGGCGGCGGCGCGAATAGCGGTGTGTTTCAATTCTCGTTCGACGTGCCATTCCCGATCGGCACTTGGCGCGTCAATGCTGGCAGTCACACCGGGCAGGCGGTCACAGTCGCGGCTTGGTATGACCTCGTTGTGACCCCGCAGTAAAGGCCACCCAGCGTGGCCCGCACGTTCACAAAAAACACGTCGAACACGTTCACCACCGCAAGTGGGTTTTTCGACAATTCCACGTTTGGAACGGGGCGAGCCAGCGGCAGCGGGCCGACAGCGATCACGTATTCGATCTGGGCCAGGGCACGCGGAACGTACGCCGCCACGGCGACTGCACTGACGGACGGACTGTGCGGCCTGGGCTCTTCGAGCACGGCGCACATCACTCTGAAAACCGACGCCTCTGGCAATCTCGGGTCGTCGAGTCGCGCATATTATTTTGACAGCGATCAGGTCGGCTACACGACCTACAAACTGCCGACTGAGCGCTGGGTTCACCTCGTTGCGATCTTCCACTTCGCCTCGCGTCGCGTGCGGTATTTTGCGGATGGCGTCTTTGTCGGATCAACCTCGGCTTCGGGCTGGTCACTCGATCGAATCGACACGTTTACCAATGCCGGCAGCCTCCGAATCGGCCAAGCGGGAAATCAGTCCACCACTACCAGCACGCAATTCGCCGGTGATCTTGCGCACTTCGCAGTCTGGAATAGGCAGCTCACTGAGACCGAGATTGCGCGCATCTCCAAAGGCCTCGATCCCCGTGTCCTCCGGCCTCGCGTCTACTATCCGCTGACTAGCCTCAATGCAGGCGAGGTGGTCGTAAACGTTGTCGCGCCCATGTGCCAGGGCACGATTGCCGGCTCGTTGCCCGTCACTAACGATCCCATCGCGATCAGCGCCAATCTGCAACCGTATCTGCTGGCGATCAAGGCTGCGTCGGGTTCCCCCACCGACTATCCTGCGGACGTTCAGACTGTCCTCACCGGCACCCCCGTCGTCGATCAAGTCGCTGTTGCGCAGGACGTGGTTGCAGGATCGCAGGACATCACGACAAGTGCTCCGGTCGTGGACCAGATCACGGCCACGGAAAACACGGGGGCGATTGACTACGCCATAGGCGCGCAAGACATCACAGCAGGCACCCCCGTCATTGATCAACTGGCACTGGCTCTGGATTACGTCGCGGGTGTGCAGGCTGTTGTCACGGTCGCCCCGGTCGTGGATCAGATCACGGCCGCCACGGATGCCGTCCTTGCGCCGCAGGGCATCACGACAAGTGCTCCGGTCGTGGACCAGATCACGGCCACGGAAAACACCGGGGCCATTGATTACGCCGTAGGAGCGCAGGACCTCGCCACCGGGGCTCCCGTGGTCGATCAGCTCGCCCTGGTGCTGGACTACTTAGCAGCGACGCAAGAGGTGCTAGCCGGGGCTGCGACCATCGAACAAATCCTGGCAACTACCGAAATCGCAGCGGTCGTGCAAGACATGCTGGCGGGTGTGCCAAACATCACGGCGATTGCAGTCACCTCCACAGGGAGCGGTGGGTCGGCGGACCCTGCTGCGGTCTGGAATTACGAAATCATCTCTGGATTCACGGCGGAGCGCCTGTTGCGCATTCTTGCCGCTTCCGTCGCCGGTAAGGTAAGTGGCGCGCCCAGCAACCCGGTTTTCCGCAGCGTAGACGATAGTCAGGACCAGATATATGGGACAGTTGACGCGAGCGGAAACCGCACAGCAGTGAGTTACGGGCCATGAGCTGGTTCAGCCATTGGAACGGGTCTTGGTTCGGCGTGTGGTTCGGCCCTGTTATCCCGCCTGAGAGCGGTCTTGGCCTCCTCGACCCGCGTGTCACCCCCGGCCTCACCCCCTACCGCCGCCTCGGCGTCGTATCCCCATCAGCTGGCCTTCGTAACTACAAGTAAGGATTCATCATGCCGGACATCACCTGCAATGCGCTTGGGCAGAAAATCACCCGTCAAACCATTGGCGCGACCTCTGAGATTGCGCTGACTGTGCGCACCTCGCGACAGAGCGGCACTGTGGTGTTGCAAATCGTGCCGCTGGCCAACGTGCTCTACCATTCGACGGCTGGACAGGCTGCCACTGACGGCCTGACCGTCCAGGGCGCATCGCAGGGCCTGACGCTGCCGGTAAACGCAGATAGCACGTTCTACCTGTATTCGGTCGCTGGCACTACCGTTGACATCCTGGTAGTCGGGTAATCTGCCGTGAAAAATCCAAGAGATACGCAGGGCGCAATCCTCAAGCGCCTCTTGGACTCCGATAAGCGGGCCAAGAAGCGATTCGCCACTCAGGGGCTAGAGATAGCCCGTTACGGATGGGCACCTGACTATGGCTTTGAATACCAGACACTGCCAGCACAGGCTTTTTTCCGGGCCAAGGTCGCGCTTACAGCCGAGGCTATCAAGGTTTTCGGGCCGTACCTGTACCAGAATAACCCACATCGCACGGTGTCGCTCAAGCCGTGGGCTGACCAGCAGCTTCAGGCCAAGGCTTCCCTTATTGAATCGTACCTGAACTACACTCCCAGCGAGTACGATTACTTTGGCAATTCGCGCCGGGCCATTGATGATTCCCTGTCTTGGGGTCGTGGCGTGGTCTGGACGCATCGGCACCCGACCAAGAAAAGCGTCATCGTATCGACCCAGGACAGCGTGCGGAACCTGTGGGTTGATGGCGATGCTTTGTCTCCCGACAGCTGCACCCGCGTCTGGCGTCGCTGCGTCAAGCTGCGCGCTGAAGCGATAGCGGAATATGCGCAGTATCCGGAAGCGCAGAAAAAGATCGCAGCGTTGCCCAAATGCACGCAGCGTTGGCAGGCGAACCTCCTGATTCCAGGCGAGGAAAACACTCTATCGGGTGAAGGTGTCGAATACTACGAGTGCTACAGCCTGTTGCCGCTGACTTCGTTTGAAGGCGGATCAGACCTGGCAGAGGCCGGAGCCGTAGTGGATCGCCCACAGAAGTATGTGGTATCAGCTCAGGGCGAATTGCTCTGGTCGGGCGATTGGGAAATCCCGTATTACCTCGACAACGCATTCCCGTGCTCGTTGCTGGATTACTACCAGCATCCGGAAGGATCGTGGTCGGTATCGCCACTCGCTGACGGGCTCGGCTATCAACGTGCCATCAATTGGCTAATGACCCTGATGATGGGCAAGTACCGCTTTACCTCGCGTACAACGCTCGCCTTGGTTAATCAGAATGAGCAGGGAATTGGCGATGCTGACCGTGATAAAGTCCTCATGGGCAATGATATTGAGGCCATATCCGTCAAGGTGAATGGCGAGCAAAAACGGCTCCAGGACTTCATCCAGCAATTCGATTGGTCGAATGAATGGATCGGCGCATCCATGCAGATGATGTCTGTGTTCCAAGAACGGTACGAAAAATCGACTGGCCTGTACGGCATCCTCTATGCCGGCGAGACCCCGACCCAGGTTCGCTCTGCTACTGACGCCACGATGAAGGACCGCAATAGCCAGTCCCGCATCAACTTCATGCGCGACCAGATCATTCGCTGGCAGGGCGAGGTGGCGCGCAAGGAAGCGCTGGGCGCTCGGTATCTCCTGGGTCGCCAGGAAATTACCGATGTAATGGGCGAAGAGGCTGGTAAAGCCTGGGGCTTCCTCATCAAGCCGGAAATGGCCAATGGCAAAATCTGGATGGACCAGCTTGTCCAGGGTGGACTCCCTCCTGAAGAAGCCATGGCTATGGTCCAGGAGAAGCTGAAAGACGCGGTAGACCTGACCAAATGGGCACGGGAAACCGAGTACGACATTGAGCCGGATAGCTTGCAAAAGCCCAACTCGGATACGCAGGTGTCGGCTTTCAAGGAAATGTCGAATCAGCTGATCCCGACCCTGGTGCAATCCGTCAATCCGCAGATGCAGGCGCTCGGATTTGAGATGCAGGCTGCGTATCTGCGGCTCATCGGCGCTGATGCCGAAATGGTCGAACAGGTCAAGCAGCTTGCTCAAATGTTGCGCACCACTCCTCCTCCTGTCGTGCAACCACCCACCGGACAACCAGTAGCATAATATATGCCCACATTCGAGAGCGTCTGCCTCACCTGCGGCCTAGAGCAGGAGTATTTCCAGACCATCGCCAACCGCGATCAAGTATCTGATTGCATCAAATGCGGCGGCAGGTGTACGCGTGATATTCGCACCTGCGCAATGACCTACCCCGACCTCAACGATTTTCATACCGAGAACAGAGGCAAGGGTCGATTCAATCATCAACTCAAGCAGTACGTCACCTCGGTTGATGACGCCAAGGCCAAGGCAGCCAAAAAGGGATGGGGGGTGCTAGATGAGGCTTAACGATCAATACAAATCGGTGACTCGCGACGACCTCGTCCATCGGGTTTTCACGCTAAAACAGACCCGGTACGATGCCGTGGTTTGTAGCGGATGCGGCATGGAGCATTCCGGCTTTATTCAAAGTAATGCTGACAGCACCCCGTTGCCAGCCTGTCACGTCTGCGGAGCCCGGTGCATAGAACGAATCGTATTTAGATTATGTGGCTAATATATACAAACACGCATGTTTGTATATTTTTTTGTCATATGATGTCCAATTTTTATACATAAACGTCTTGATTTTCACCAAGGACCCATTATGGATACCATGACTGATACCGGGAGCGCGGAAGCTACCTCCCTTACGTCCACGGCCTCGCCAACTCCGGACGCGGTTTCTACCGCCACTCCACCCGCTCCTTCTCAATCTGAGACACGTAGCGCATCCCCCGCCTCTGATGCCGCGTCTGCTGCTGCCCCTGATCGGGCGGTAGTCAATGCCGCATCCGCCACGCCGACTTCCCCTGATCCGGAAGCCGCTGGTGCAGCCCAACCTGAGCATGACTGGAAGCGTCGCTATGGCGACCTCCAGAGTTATGCCCAGAAGCTGAAGGCTGAAGCGGAACAAGTCCGCAAGCAGTATGACGGACTCGGCAAGCCTGACGAATTACGCGCCATCATGGCAGAACGTAAGAAGCAGGAAGAAGCCGCCCGTCTCAAACCGTGGAACTCTGGCCATCAGGAGCACAGCCGCTTTCAGCAGCTGCGTTCTAAGGCCGAGGATTTCCGGGCCAAACTTGCCAGGGCTGATACCCCTGAAAAGAAGGCCATGGTGCAGGAACTCTATGCCGATGACTTCACTCCTGAAGACATTGCATTGATCCAAGAAGCTGAGCGAGACGCCAAGCAACTGAACTATCAGCTGCAATCTGACCCTCGTGGATTCCTTGCAGAACAGGTCACTCCCCTGATTCGCAATGAGATTCAGCAGTTTGTGCAGTTCCAGCAAACCCAGATGGCCGCTCAAAACTGGCTGTCTGATCCCACGAATAACCAGCTGCTTGATAAGTATGCCCCCGACATGGAGCGCATGCTGGACCCGGAAATCCCAGCCCGTGAAAAGGCTGTGGAGTTCGCCCGTATGCGGGCCGAATTGGATGCGCTCAAGGCCAAACTTGGCACTCAGATGGAGACTCAGGCGCATTCCGAGGCGCAACGTGACGCACTGTCACGCGGACCCCGCAGTCCGGCAACCGCCCGTGGAACGTCAGTTCCGATCCGTGACCCCGTGGCGCATCTCATCGCCAAGGGCTTCAAACAGGGAACCGAAGAGTTTTCTGTCCAACTCCAAAAAATCAACGCGGCTAATCGCCGTTAAGAAAGTCAATCATGCCCGCAGCCGCTCCCACCAATAACAACTATTCGTCCATCGTCGACGTTGTAACGACCCAGCAGTTCATGCGGGGTGAGTTCGACAACACCAAGAAGCACAACGTCCTCCTCTCCAAGCTCGACGAGAAGGGCAACATCAAGGCTGATGCCGCTGGCAAGTTCTTCGAACGCAATGCCCGCGTCGGCCAGTTCCAGTCCACCACTCGTGCCGATCTGGTCGAGCGTCAGTTCGCTCGCAGGCAGCAGCGCGTCACCTGGGCCTGCCCGTGGGCCTGGAAGGAAGTCACCGGTGCCATCGGTGAGCAGGACGTGGTTTTCAACTCGGGCGAGCAGGCGCTCGTCAAGCTGAACGCCGTCATGATGAAGAACATGGCTGACGACTTCCGCAAGGACATCGTTACCGATCTTCTCCGCAACAACGCTAGTGCCAACGTCGTGTTTGGCCAGGCCGCTGTTGCCGGTTCGCCGGTGCCGATCTTCGGTCTTCCGACCATGTTTGGTTACGGTGCTACCGCCCAGAACTACAATTCGGACACGCAGACCACCTCTGGTAACATCGGTGCCACCGACCGCGAGGCGCTGCCCAACGTCAGCTATTGCGGCATCAGCACCCATCCGACCAGCCCCATTGCCGGTGTCGATAATAAGACCCCGGAAGCCACCAGCCCCGTGCTGGTCAACTGGAGTTCGACCGCCTGGACCGGCACTGCGACCTTCCGCAGCACCTGTCTGAACGTGCTCGATCACACGATCAACCGCCTTGCCCGTTCGCCTGAAGCGATGGACAATGTGGACCTGATCCTGGCGACCCGTACGATGTTCACCGACATCTCGCAGGCTTTCATCTCTGGTGGGCCCAGTGGCCTTGGTGGCCGCGTGGTGTTTAGCGCGGAAAGCCAGGCTCCGAATGCCCGCCTGTACAAGGACAACCGCATTCCTTACGGCAACGCGGAAATTGTGTGGGACGTGAGCATGCCTGCCAACGTCATGTACTTCCTGAACACCAACTACCTGGAGTTCGATTACTTCCCCCAGAAGTCGATCATCCAGCAGGGGGCCATTGAAACCGGCACTGGCGAAGGGACCGAGATTTTCAGCGTTCGTTCGGATTACGACATCAAGCAAGGTGGCCACCTCGCGGCTGCTGTCCTGTGCGCAAACCTGTGGGGCAACCCGTTCTACCACGGCGCTGCGTACAACTTCGCCTAATTAACCACCCACTACGAAAGAATTATCCCATGTCTGATATTCAACCGCTTACGGTGGGGCAGACCTCCACCGATGCATCCCTCGAAGGCCTGCTGGGCACCGTGACCGAGGTGGATAACCTCCTCGGTACCGTGCCGTCCAGTACGGTTATTCTTGGCACTACCAACCTGCGTCTGGTGAAAGCCTCGGCCACCATTTCAGTGGTTCCTGGTTCGCCGGTCAGCTACTCCGCTACCAACAACTACACGGTTGGCACGCTTTCGGGCGCTGCCGCTGATCGTGCGATTGTGGCTGGTTTCGCGGTTGTGCCGACTGGCACCACTTCGATTGCCTCCGGCACGTATTTCTGGGTCGCCTTCCAGGGACCGTGCTTGGCTCTGTGTGTTGGTGCTATTGCGGCCAACGTCCGTGCTGCTGTCCATGCCGGTAACGGCTTGGATGACACCACGGTAACCTCGGACACCTCGATCGCCTACACCCGCGCTGCGGTTGCCGGCGCTTCGACCGTGGCCGTGATCGCGGCTCTCCCCGCGTAATGACCTGCCGGGGTAGTCACTAGATTACCCCGGCTTCATTGCGGGAGGGCAAGGTAGGGCTACCTGATCGGCTTCATGCGCCGAGGACACCGGCTCGACTCCGGTCCCCGCATCCACTTCTCTAGGACGAATGACCAACGATGCCACCTCCCGCAGCCAAGCCCGTAGGTGTTGCCATCACCGATTCTTTCCAGTATTCGACGGCTTCCGTTGCGGATGGGTCGTTTACCAAGTTGGTCTATAAGAATGGCGTGGCTGTTGCCAATACCGGCATCACGGTCACTTACGTAACGGATTGGGAATATAAGATCGACATCAATGGAGCGACTGGCTTCCCCGCAACGGCAGGTATCTACGACCTTGTTGTCTATGTAACGGCAAGCCCAACGAACCGCTGGATTGCCACGTATGATGTGACTCCGGCCTACTACCAAGTACAAGGCGGGTTTAATCAGCCAGTTGCGGTGTTTACTGCATCCGCCTCCAACTTGCGTGTCATGTCTGGCGGCTCGCCACTGGCAGGCGCAACGGTAACCGTCACGCGGCCTACTGGCACTGTCCTGACGCAGCAGATTACGGACACCAACGGCCTATGGGGCACCATTGCCATGGATGTGGCCGGTACCTATACGGTAGTTGCTCAAAAATCGAGCTATACTGCTGCGCAAGGAACCATCCTTGTTTCCGGATCTACTGCAACCGGATCTGGCGCTGACCTCAGCTTGACCGGCACTATCACTGCGTCTGGCGTTACCGCATCGGCGCTCTGGGGCTATGCCCGGCGTCAGTACCAGGACCACGTTGGCACCAAGGCTGACACGGAAGTCCGTGAAGCCGTGGATGACGCCCTCTACCTCATCGCATCCCAGCCGATGCCGGATCCGTGGTATCTCACGCTTGGCGGGGTGGCACTCAATGCCGCCTATCAGACCGGCACCGTTGCGGTCACCAACCTGTCTGCCACCGTCACCCTGACCAGTGGTACGTGGCCTTCATGGGCTGCGACCAATGCCGAAATCCTCCTGACTGATGGCGTCTGGTATAAGATCCTGACACGTGATTCAGGTACCGCCCTGACCCTGGCACAGCCATTCCAGGGCAATACCGGAACCGGCCTGTCCTACACGCTGGCGCAAATGCAAATCACGTTGCCCAGCGACTGCCGCAAGATCAGTGAAGTCATCCGCTCGCAGTACTGGATCTGGGGCCCTGACCCCGTATCCCGCGCTTTGCTGGAGATGAACAAGCAGACTTGGGTGCTGGGTAGCAGCGGCATCAGCCTCTGGTCTATCGAGCGCGATCGCATCGTCATCTGGCCCTACTCGACTACCACCTCTGCGGTCAACCTACTCTATTACCGCGCCCCGGCTCGCCTGGTCAGCGATTCGGACACTGCCGATTGGGATCCGTTGCGCCTGGAAGTCCTGGAGCGAGCCATTGATTACGCTGTTGCCGCCCGTGGAACCTGTGTCGCTGGCGACCGCAAGACTTGCCTTGCAGCTTTTGAGGAAGCATACAGCCGCGCCGCGCAACAGGATCGCACTTCGACCACTGCACGCATCGGCCTCGGTGGTAGCGGCTCGTCGCTCGACAACCTTCGTTACAATGCGCGGATAACCTAATGCGCCAGTGGCCCGGCATGGAGGAGAACAAGACGGCGGTTGGCTCCGGCTTCACCTCCATTGAAAATGTCAGCTATGCGGTTGACGGGGAAATGCGGCGTCGCCCCGTGTTGGCAAATCGGAAGGCGGTTGGCGGTCCGTGGAATCGGCTATCGTATGTGGAAAGCGCATCGAGCAATTACCCAAGCCTACCAGCTCCAACACTGATTTTTGTTGGCGCTGCGCTTACTGGCGGATCTGTCACCGCTGGCACGCATAAGATCCGCGCTCGCTTCCGATCCACCATCTCTGGGATGTATGGCCCGCCGTCGGTAGAGTATACCTTTACAGTAGCGGCAAACGCTATTTGGGATGTGACTTCAGACGCATTCCCGCCCTATGTAGATAGACTGATGCTAGAAATCACTCTTGCCGCTGGGGTGACTTTCTATGCCGCTGGAGAAGTGGCTATCACTCGCATCACCTCTTCCGCCTCGGACGCTACGCTGACAGGAAACGGGCTGGCCTATTCTGGCACTGTCAATGCTCCCACGTCCTTGCTTCCGGCTGGTAATTGGCTCGTTGGCACCACCTCAACCACCGTAGCCAGCTATAATCTCGCGACGTTCGCCACGCAGAATGTGTTGACTGGCCTGACCAATTCTACTTACGGACCAACATTTGCATTTAGCGCTGGGAAGCTCTATCTCCAGAATGGCATTGACGCCATGCAGGTGGTCGATCGTGGGAATGCCACGGGCTATGCGGCTGGCATCCCTGCTCCGGCCATTGCCCCCACGGTCACGGCCACTGGGTCAGGGTCCGTTACCGCTGGGACGCACCTCGTTCGCTATCGTTATTACGACAGTGTACGGCAGCGGTATTCAAACCCCAGCCCTTCCACCTCGGTTACGGCTGGCACCAGTCAGACGCTGAGCGCTGTGTGTGTTGCCTCAACAACCGCATCGGTGGACACAATCCTGCTGGAAGTCACTCTGGCATCAGGATCTGAATACTTCCGCGCCACCGTTGGCCCAAACTCCACCGCTGCCATTGTCGTCTCCATTAATGACAGCACGCTGTCAGTTCAATTGGCAGCCAATTCCTATGCTGGCCCGGACGGCTTCGGCCACGAAGTGCCGCCCGTCTGCCGCCTCGTAGCCGAATGCCGTGGCCGCACTTTCTCATGGGGGCCGACTCAGGGCACCGTCCCTGACATGCTGTACTGGTCGCGAGTAGACTTCCCAGAATCGTACAAGGCCAACGAATGGGCGCGGCGTGGCTTGAACGGCACGTTCGATTCTCCGTCCGCCCTCTTCGCTTTCCAGGACGATCTGTATCTATGTGGCCGCCAGTCCATGCGCCGTCTGGTCTATACTTTTGATCCCGCCAACGGCATGCTGGTGCCTATCCCTACTGATCTCGGCGCATTCAATCAGCAATGCATCGTGCGCGTGGACAATTCCGTCTACGGCTTTGGCCGTACTGGCATCTGGCGCTTGGCTGGTATCTCTCCGCAACGGATCAGCCAGCCAATTGACCCCTTCTGGCGTGCCGATGCCGACTTTGCGCAGTCGAGCTTGTTTTTTGCCGACTACGACCCGACCGACCGATGCGTCACGTTCTACTACGCACGACTTGGAGATACTGGCGTACGCGGCGCAATCGCTTTTGACATTGATGGCCAACGTTGGTTTATCAAACGTTTCCGCAATGTGCTGAATGCCGCTGCCCTCGTCTCAACTGCCGCCACCAATGCCACTCCGTACATCGCGGACGGTGATGGTGGTTACGTCTGGAATTGGCAGCAAACCGGGATTGCTGACTGTGTTCCGACTGGCTCCACGTCTACCGCAATGACCACAACCGCAGGCAGCACGACGACGATCATCCAGTTGACTGACAACCCCGGCGATTGCCTTGGCGCTATCGCCTACTTACCGGCCACTGGTGAGGAACGGCGCATCACGGTATCTGCCGGTAGCACGATTACCTTAGCGTCAGCCTTAGCCACGGCTCCAGCGGCAGGCGTTGCGGTGTATATCGGCAGCGTGCGGACCCGATTCCTGTCCGACCGGAACACACTCTCCGGGGACAAGGTCACGCGCGGTCGCCCGAATTACCTCATGCTTGAACAGGTCAACGAAACGACCGCACCGGAAGTTGGCGTACAGTATTACACTGATTCCAGCACAACCCCGGCTGCAATCGCCAATCCTGTCGGCGGCACCAATCCCAATGGTGTCACGTCCATCAGTGGGAATACCGTGTACGCTGATCTTTCCCCGGTGGTCGTGGCCGTGCCAGTCCCATCGTCTTACAATCGCTTTATCCAGTTCAGCCTGGTACAGGAAAAACCAGCCGGAACCTTGCAGCTCTTGGATGCGTCGTTTAGCGAGTCGGCTGACAGCAACCTTAAAGAGCGGAGTCAGGCGTAATGGCTGGCATCCTCTCTTCTAATGCGGACCTTTCTAAAGAGGAAGGACAGGCTGCTGTCATCCGTGACTTGGAGCGGCATCAGCTTATTCTGGATTCTTTGGTGAATACGGGTGATAGCGCGTCTAATCAGTCCACTATTGCCAGCACCAATAACCAGAACACAAACGTAGGAGTTGACGGCGGCGGTGTCCCAGATGGATTTGGCATCGTTACAATTCAGGTTTGCATTGCTGGCGTAGTAAAATCTCTTGATGTTATAGCTAGAGGGCCTTACTAATGCCAACTTTTGCAGGGAGCATTCAAAATGCGTGTGTGAAAAATCCAAGCGGCACTAGCATTACAGTTCAGAGCAGATGCGCTCCATGTTGCACAGCATCTGATAGTTCGGCATGCCGCCTAAAGGTAAATGTAGGTGCCTCATTACCTTATGCCTACGGATTTGTTAGTTGCGGATTTACACTAACCGCATCACCTTCGTCAGATTCAGATTTTTTATTTGCAAAGTATTACCCAGGGACGGCAGGAGTTTTGACTTATGCAGCACCTGCATATGGAATTTGTGCTGCTGGGACAATGTACTACGTATCATCGCTACCTACATCATTTACTACAGTTTTGCCTTCAAGCCCGTTTGTGTCCATAGGTATAAGCGACCTGGATATATTTGTAGATGTTTACGGTCTTTATGAGGCTGGGTTAGTCGGAACAACGTTTTCAATTTATGTCCATGTTTTTTCAAGGTCGATAACAAATCTAACTGAAATAAATAACTATATATCATCTGCTATATTTAGTACGCCATGTGCTAGTTGTGTAAATTCATTTTATTGTGGAGGCGGGTCTGGCAGTATTTGGCAGGCTGCATTTAGTGAAAGCACTTTCAATTGCCGGTCCTTTGTAACGCCTGCTTCATCAACAACCGCCGGTGGTGCTATAAAGGCACTTTCCGGTAATTGTATATCGTATACTCCAGGTGTGTATCCTGAGCTTACCATTTCGAATGCTGCCAACATTCCAAAACATTGTAGATTTGATTTTGATTTAACAAATTCAAATGTTATTGTTGGTCAGGTATACTACAAATGACCTTTCTATTTACACAATACACAGAAAATTATTCGGCATATGCCGATGGCCTTAGAGCTTCACACGCAGCGGTAAAAGCCATTAGGGTAGAATCATTTGCATATTCTGATAAAATAGACTCACTCATTGAATATTGTGAGTCGGGAGTACATGCCACGTGGGTTGACGCGGATACTGAAATTCATGGAATAATCGACTCATTCGTGGCTCCGGAAGGACATATTTTTGTAGGTCGCGGATACGACACATACTATATTTCAGTAAGCCCGTGCGAAAGATCACTGAATACGCTAAAATCCTGGCGACAAGAAATGGAGCGCGTGCGGTTTGATGCCGATGCCCTACGGCCATTACGTCATTTGGTTACTCCTGTTGATACCAGCGCTCTACTTTGCCATCACATGGCTAACATAAAAGAGGGCCGGGTTGCCAGCATTAAGCGCGATGGCCTTAAATTGGTGCCATCCGAACAATCAGATAAGCGGCATGCCATCTGTAAGTCTTGCCCTAAGTACCAGCCAATATCCGACAAATGCGGCACTTGTGGATGCTCCTCCACCATGCGCGAAGCATCCATGAGTCCATGGCGTAAGTGTCCTGAAGACAAATGGCCAGAGCATCAAACCGCTTCCCCAACTAAACCATTGACATAGGATACAACCATCATGGCACGCAACTGGAAAGACGACCCGTTCTTTACCCGCAACCGCAATAGCGGCGGCGGATTTAACCGTGAATTGAATGCGGCTTTTACTGAAAACTACGTACCTCCAGCAGGATCGGATCAGGCCAATTTCAATCAGGGCTATTGGGCAAACGCCAACAACCTGCAAGCCTATAACCAGATGCAGGCCAATCAGCAGGCTGCGCTTGAGAACTCCCAGCAGATGCAGGGGAGCCTGGGCACCTCTGATATTGATAAGCTGATCCTGGACAATATCCGCAATACGTCTGGCCCTGGCTATGAGAATGCCCTGTTCACGCAGGGTGCGGACATGGCGGCGGCATCCGAAACCGCCCGTGGCCAGCAGCTACAAGAGCAGATGGGTCGCCGTGGCATGTCCATGAATGATCCGGCTGCACAGGCTGCCATGAATCAGAACATGGGGCAGCGTCAGCAGGATGCTCAGAAAGCTGCCCTGAATGCCAAGTTAGGGGCTGCGAACATGACCCAGGGCGCGACTGGGCAGGCAATTGGCTACCAGAGCGGGCTAAATAGCCAGCGCCTCCAGGCCACCAATGCCACCAATCAGCAGCTATCTAAGCCTGTCACTGCCCGCCCTACCGCGAACGTCAATGGTGCCACCGGATCGGCTGGCGCTCAAGCTGCCATCAATGCCACGCAGGCGACCAAGCCCGGCTATCAGCTTGGCGCGTTAAACTCTGGCGACGCATATCAGCAATTCCTTAACAGCACCAAGAAGCCTAAAAAGCCCTGGGAATTTTAATCATGCCGTGGACTACCTTTGACCCCAATGGCGGCGTTAGCGATCGACAGACTGAGCAGGAAGCTGCGGCAGAGCGCATGCGCGACTTCCTATTCCGTAAAGAGTTGG